GTGGTGGTGGTGGTGGTGGTGGTGGTGGTGGTGGTGGTGGTGGTGGTTTTTCTTCTGCTGGTGAAAAAATACCATCAATTAGTGTCCCAGGATTACTATTAGGTGTATTATTTATCAGGTTACCTAATTCAGTAATCGTGTTTTTTAATTGTTCTTTATTAGTATCTCCATTCTCCATTAAATGAAAAATTAAATTTAAATATGGTCCAAGTGCCGTGTATGATGTTGTCTTTGCTTCGGCTTTTATTTTTTCTGCGAGATTGTTTGTAGTCTCCTCTAGCAGTTTCATTGTATCTTTGTCCTTTACAATTTTTTCTTTTTTTATTTTGCTTTCAAATTCTGTTTTAATTTGAGTCGCTAATGCATCAAATTTGTCTGTAACTACCTTATTACTTAAATTTTCTATATCGCCTTTTTGCGTTATTGTAAAAGATGGATTATCACAATTCTTACTCATATTTATATTATAGTTATACTAAAATTTTGCTAAAAATATCGAGTTTATTAAAAGTCGTTAAAAAATAAATGCCCTGTAATAGACAATCTGCTAAATCGTCCTTTTTATTGTTTTTGTTAAAATAGTCCAGGTCATTTTCCATCATCTTTCGGGTGAGTAATTCTTGTGTATATTGAATACTTAATTGTTTTCTCTCTTTGTAGTCTGTTTTTTTATCAGAAAAAGGTTTTAATTTATTAGCAGCGGACATAAATTTGATATTGTGATTACCATAGTCAATAAAATATTGAGTTACCATACCCTGTATCGTTTTCATTCTATTTGCGATTGGACTAATTTGATTTTCTAATAATATCATATCAATACTACCAAGGTCTATAGTAGTAAAGAGTTTGTTTAATTCTATTTTCAAATTTACACCTAAATCAATTAACGACATATCATTAGCACTAATAATATTTATAGCGTCAAAACAAGTATTATCAATATGTTCTTCTATCAATTTAACTAAATCCACCTTTGTAATTTTTTTATCAAATTCAATATTATTTTCGCTTGCTATAGACATTACATATTTTAAACTTTTGTTAGATAATCCTTTTGTAACTATGGTGGGTAATTTATACTTCTGATTGCGTGTGTGAATTTTACAAAAATTATCACCGTCTTTTGTAAATTTTGCGGGTTTCTTACAGAGAGAACAGGTAGGTATTTGCTGACATAGATTAATAATATCCCATTTGCTTATGATAAATTTATGCGTATCTTCATCTTGTTCTAAAATAGCGAAGGCGAGATTTTTAATACCAATATCAATACTTAGCAATTTCATTTATAATAATAAATAATTAGTGTTTATTTATTATTATTAGTATAATATTATATTAATCTACAGAATTTTATCGCACATGGAGTACATAATCCTGTATAGGTAGTATGTGAAGAACATCGTCAGGGAGTTTAAGATTAAATATATGCCGACGGGTCTGGTTTTCTTATCGAAGCACTGAATAACACCACCTACTACCGCAGTTACGGCAAAAAATAGAGCAATCAGGGCAAATGTGTAATACACGCCGCAGTGTTCTTTGCCTAAAGGCGACATTAAGCCATCTAATACAGACATATTCATAGTTTATAATATACCAGTAGATAATATTTCTTTTTAATTTTTTATAATTAAAAAGAAAATTTAGTTTTTTTCATTAGTGGGTATTTTGAATCTTGGCGTGTGTAGCTGTGCCTGAAGCATTTGCCTTGAAATAAATACGTTTTTTAAATCACTTGTTTCATATCCAAATGGCTGATTGTTTGATAAAATAGAATCAAAAATATACGGTTTTGTTGTAGCGGCGCCCTGTGTATTACTGGAATAAAACGGAGTATCACAGCACTCATTACACGCACTCAATTGATTGTTTTTAATTATTGAATCGGCGTTAGACTGTAGATATTTTCTGTAATCAGTATTGTTTGTGATATTGGCGTCCTCTTTCAATTTATTGTCTAAACTCGCACCAGGTTCGTAATTGGAATAGTTTCTACCATCGTCCATAATTGCTGGAAAATTAAAATGAATATTATCAGAACCATTATAAGCAGTACCCCAGCTCATTTTATATATATTTTAATAATATTTTTAATATTAAGAATTTATTGTAATAGTTTTAGTAAATCATTCTTTTTCATGTTCTGTGCGGTTTCATTATCAATTAAATTTTTAGAAACCACTAAAGCCCGTAGGTCATCTACCTTCTGCCTTGTGTAATTTTTTTTTTCATTTGTCTCCGATACAGGAGCATCTACTGGATCGGGTAATTTTGGTGCTAAATGCTCTAAATCTAACTCCTGTAAATCTACAGGTAAGTTATTTGTAAATGGGTCGTTAATATCAACCGCAGATGGCTCGTCAAGCATTTTAATACCGTCAAATAAAGCCTCTTTAATTTCAACATTTTCAATAACATTTAGAATTTTAGTTTTTACGTCATCACTTACACCATCGGGAACAAGTTCAACAATAGCCTCCTCATCATCCTCGCTCTCGCTGCCGCCATCACTCTCATCGTCGCTCTCACCATCACTCTCATCATCACTCTCATCATCGCTCTCATCGTCGTCCGATACACTTATTTTCTCTTCCTCGTTGTAGGTCGCCACCTCACCGACATCACCATCAGGCATTTGACGATTATCTAAACCACCATATTGATTTTGCTGCGACATAAAAACCTGGTTGTTGTAATTCATAATAAAATTTTGTAAAATTTTACCGTGCTCAATTACACTGTTCTCCAGCATGTTTAATCGTCTGTAGCAGTATAACATTACCGCACCCGATATTAATAATAATAGTCCTAAAGTAATAATAAATCCTGTATCGATAAAATTTAATAACGAAATCATTAAATTTTATTTACATTTTTTTTAAGAATGTTTAACGAATATAATTTTAATATTTTATTACTATAGTATGAAATATATATTTTTGGCTGGTTTCAGTGCGTTGTTTTTTGTAATTATTGAATTACTTTACAAATTCTCTAATTGTTCTAAAATGGAAACAGATAAGTTTGTCACGATTTGGTTTATTATCTGTGGATTAGTTGCTCTACCTTATTATTTCGTCAAAGGATTTAGTAAAGAAACCATTAAATTTAACACGATAATGGTTATAGTTTTAATGTCTATTTTTACTTTTATAGGTAATTTATTTTACTGGGATGCTTGTAGATATCTAAGCAATCCTGGTATAGCAAGAACAGTATATTCAGGTGTATTAATTATGTTATTATCGTTAATTTCCGCCGTCACTTTTAAAAACTATCTATCGCTCAAGCAAACTGGTTCTATATTATTGATTATGGTGGGTATATGTACCTTGTTAATGTCTGATTAAGCAGCGTCTTCTATATTTTTGATAATTTCGTCGGGATATTCTAAATCTTTTAATACTTTTAGACCACCCTTTATTTTACTGACGCCCTTTTTAATTTTGTAAGTGCATTTGAAGTCTCCAGTGTCTTCGTCCCTGTTAATTTCCATATGATAATTTTTTGCTACACTCTTATCCAGTTTTTTACATAATTTATAATAGTGAGTTGTTAAAATGTAATTCACATTATTTTTTTTATTAATATGATTTAATAATGCTGAAGCACTTAAAATTGCTTCCTCTGGGTTGGTTCCACTATATAGTTCATCAAATACGCAGAAATGGTTCTTATCGCTATTATCTTCTATAATAGTTAGAATATCCTTACACCTTCTTGCCTCTGCCTGGAATAAACTATCGCGGCTGGACGTGTCGGGAATATTAATGTAGCAATGTATGAAATCATATATTTTTACATCTGCTTTATCAAAGAAACCAGCACCTAATTGCTGACAAAGTAAAATATTGAAAATAGAGGACTTTAGTAAAGTAGTCTTGCCCGCTGCGTTAGGTCCAGTTAAAACTAAATTGTTGTTTAATTTGTATGTATTTTTTACAATCTTGCTACTTGGCGAAGTCAATAGTTCGCCGTAATAAGCATTTTTGAAAGTTGTCTTTTCATTATTACCCACATAATTACAAAAGTTAATACAGTTATTTTTGATATGTTTTTGGAGTGTTGATATATTCTGGATATAACCATTACATCCAAACGAAAAATATAAAGAATCAATAATGCTTTGGTCGTTATGTAATTTGTAGAAACATTTCATTAGATGTCCCAGTTCAAATATTTTCTTAAAGCTTATTTGATATACATTAATCTTATTCAACATCCTCAAATAATTATTTAATATAACTAAATTGTTATTTACTTGCGTATTAAAGTTTTTGTATGTTACCAGGTTTGATGTATGTTTTAATAAATTATTGAAGTTATTGATGGACTTAGCAATATAATCTCTTATACTGAAAATTTTATCGTGTATATATTTGATATTTTTATAGAAATTACCACAACTAATTACGTTGTTATACATTTGAAATCCGTAGAAAATTATGCTTACAAGAAGATATATTTTGGTTGAGACTGGTGCCTCCTGAAAATCATTAAAGAATTGACCTAATATATGGCTACTAAATACTTGCTTTAGATGTTCGAAATAAGATTCTAATGTAATATCATGTCCCTGTAATTTTATAATAAAAAAAGGTAATAATAATAGTATAACTGGTGCTAACAGACTTAATACTGGATTAGCCAGATTGAATATTGAGAGCATTTGCATACACATTTCGTCGTTGTTATATTTTTTAAGAAAGGGAAGGTCTATATATTGATATTTCTCCATAAACCCATTATCTTTTGTAATTTTCTCGCAAGAATTATAGCAATTTTCGCATAATTCACTATCATTTTCAAAAGATACGGTATTCTTATAATTTGTTAATAAGTTTTGCGTTTCATTCAAAAAACCCTTGTCGTTAGTATAAAAGTTGCTCCATTTATTTGCTATGCACTGTTCTATTTGATTTTTAGGTTGAAATATAGAATTATACAAATTCTCCTTATAAGTATTCCCAGATAAATCTGAAGAATTTTTAAATTCCATTAATTCTAAATCTGTTTGTATGCTATCCAGTATTTCTATTTTTTTATCTATCGTTTCAATCGGCAATTTGAATTGTTCCTCTATTAAGTTGTTTTGCTGTCTGGTATTTTCGTCGGCACTTAATAATTGTAGTATTTTTTCCATTATAATATAATATATAATTTTTAGATATAGCAAACGAAATATACAATTAATTGAAATATATAAAAAATACAATATAAGAGTTCATTACCTATTAATATAATATGAGTCCATTAACATATGAGATTAATTTTATAATGGAATTGTCTAAAAATATTCCAGAAAAACATTTGAATAATGATGTTGAAAATTATTTGAATAACATTTTGATTGATATCAAGAAACCAAATAATATCGCTCCTGTTTTTAAAAATAATTCGTATCATAAAAATCACAAAAATGTGAGACATTTCAAAAATAATAATAATAGACGTCAACCAACATACAATAACAATAAGGACGCAAATGCGACCGATAAAACCATAGTTAGTAAAACATCACCAGATAAAGAGGTTGTTAGTAAGGATAGTATTGAAAAAAACTTATCTGATAATTTGATTATTGATAAACCCATCGCTCAAAATTATAGAATTAATAGAATGTGCTATATTAATAACAAATCGGATTATGATATGATTATTACTAATATTAGAAAAATTCTAAACAAAATTACAGAACAAACATACCAAAAACTAAAAAATGAATTTTTATGCTATTATAAATCAATTTATAAGGATATTAGTAGTGATGACCTGAATAAAATTAACCTCTACATATTTGAGTCGCTCGTTTATAACAATATTCCCTTTAATAATCTTTATTCAGATTTGTTAAATGATTTAATTGTTATTGACCCAAAATTTACTGATATACTTAATGATAATCTGAAAATTTTCTACGATGTCTATAAATATGTTAAACTTCCCGAATCAATTGATTATGATGAGATAAGCAAAACCAATAAACATAACGATAGATATAAATGCTTGTGTGGATTTTATATTTTTTGTAGTAAAATTAAGTTAGTTCCTGAAAACCATGCTTTAGATTCCATCGCAAATTTACAGAAAGAATTAATGGTTAATATTAAATTAGAAGGCAAAAAAGACTATAATGAGCTACTTTCGCAATTTATTTTTTTTATAGTTTCGAATATAACGCTTACGAACAAAGAACACGAAATCGTTAAAAATATTGAGTATTTAGCAGGTTTAACAAGTAAATCATACCCGAGCATTTCTAATAAAATTATTTTCAAGCATAAAGATATTACCGAAAAAAATATCAAATATAATTAAATATGTTTTAAAATTGATTAATTAAAAATAAAAATTTATAATTAATCATAAACGATTGAATGACTGTTGATTGGTCTAACACAGTTTTATATAAATTATGTTCTAACAACCCACTTATTGAAGACGAATATGTAGGTAAGTCAGGAGATTTTCATATACGGAAAATAGCACATAAGAGCGTTTGTAATAATGTAAAGAGTGAAGGGTATAATTACGAGGTTTATAAATTCATTAGAGAGAACGGCGGATATGATAATTGGGATTTTGAAATATTAGAAACGGCAAATTTAGAAAATGAAAAAGAAGCATCAAATCTGGAGAGATATTGGATTGAAAAACTTAAGCCATCACTAAATGAAAGATTACCAGCACAAACTCCCGAAGAACTTGCCGAATATCATAAAGTATATAACCGCATCAGGCACAGAAAAAAGATGGAAGACCCAGAATATAGAAAGAAAAAATATGAGACTAATAAAAAACGGAGTGAAGACCCAGAAGTTAAAAAGAAAGAAGCTGCGACGAAGAAAGAACAAATAACTTGTGTTTGTGGTGCTATTCATACCAGGGGTGGTAAAAGCCAGCACATTAAAACTGAAAAGCATAAGGAATATCTAAAAAATAATCCACAAGAAACATAAGAAATAATATTAATTATAATACAATATTTAATTATAATTACATAAAATTTTCTTATTTTTATAAGATATATAGATGGTTCTATCAAGAATCGATGCAAACATCAATTATACCGAGACTAATAGCCTCGCTAAAAACGATGAAGGTGGTGAAAGCTACGCATATAAAGCTAAAATTTATAACAAAAACGTTAAATTTGTTTTAGGAAATCCAAATTTTGAATATAGCGACACTAACAACGTAGTCTATTACAATATCTACTTGGTTGAAAATACCAGCGTATCTGCTAAAATCGGTGTTTTTGAAACTAAAAATGATTCTTATCTTAAATTATTAGATAATACAGAAAATATCAAGTTAGATAAATTAGACAAGCCCTTGCTATTTACATACACTAAAAACTACATTAATACCAAATACAATAATGATGATATTGCGTTTGCCGAGCCCAACAAATCGGGCGATGATACTGATGACGAGAGTGATGATAATAGTGATGATGAGAGCGAAATTAGTGATATTAGTGATGGAAGCGATGCCGATAATGATGAAGACGAAGAACCAGCCATATTTGATAAACCAGTGATTGCCGAATCTTTGG